AAACAAATTTGCTTTTACTGTCTGTCATAAGTTATAATTTCAATATCAGGATTATAAGTAGTTACCGAAAGTTCATTGAATCCGTACAAAATCTTGCCACGTTCTAAAAGTAGTTCAGTTGCGCTCGGCTCAGGATTACTTTCAAATCTTGTATAAATATAGTATTCGTAGTTTCCAGTATCTTTCAAAAATACTTTGCCTGCTTGTAAGTCTTCATCTACTGAATTTGCAACTAATTCAACATTAAAATTGTCTATTCTTGGGTAATAAATTCTAAGGTTCTCTACCCATACCCATTTAGTCTGCTTAGTTACTTGCGAATAAATACCGAAATACCCATTAAACAGCTTATCCCAATTGCCTAAATTTGGCATTGTTATGTTTTCGCTCGCTGTTGCAAATACTTCGTTAAGTCCTAATTCTAAATGAATCATATATCTATATATTAAAATTGCAAAAAGTTATAAAATAGAAAAGGCTACCATTTCTGATAGCCCAATCTAACTATGAAAAAACCCTACTTGAAGCTACAAAATATTATCCTTCAATATTAAAACAACCCTGAGCAACTACTTGCGCTGGCTGTGCTTCCATACCAGTCAAAGTTAATTGAACTCCGTTGAAATCACCCATTGCAGCTCCACTTGTATGTGAACCTGCACTAACTTCTAAGCCATTCACTTCTCCAAGTAACCAAAAAGTTCCATCTTTCTTCTCAATGATAGTTAATAATCTTGCTTGAGCTAAAGTGTACCATTTATTTCTCTGAGCTTGGCTCATTTTAGCAAAGTTTGCCACTACTGTTTGAGTGTAGAAAACTGTTCCGTTTGCTGGTGTTGAAGTAATTTCTTCTGTGAATGAGTCAGCCGCTTGCGGCATTAACTCATACTTGTAGAAACTAATACTTGCAATCTCAGAAATCCCACCACTTACTGAACTTGTGATAATTGCATTTATTGGGGTATTATCTGCAAAATAAATATTTTTTAAACCTCCTACTGCATCTTTGCAATCTAAGGTATATCCTGCTGTTACTGCACACGCCATTTTTTTATTCTCCTTATATTTTTATAAAAAAGGGGATAAGGCTTGAACTTTCAAACCCCACCCCCTCTTAAGTTATTAATTAAGCACCTACGAAATAAACAATCTCAGCAGGGAATGCGATTTGAACACCAGCTTTGAACTCAACTACATAGCGAACTTCCATTGCTTCTTGAGCCCAGAACAATTCAAACTTAGACTCTTCGCCTAATACGTCACAACCAAAGAACATGTTACTTGTTCTTAAAGCATAGATTCTGCCAGTACCGTTCAATCCGTTTACACCTACTACCTTAATGTTAGTACCCGGCATAGTGATTTCAAAGTTTGCGCTTGAACCATCTGTGTTATAGTGGAACAAATTAGCATTAGTTAAAGCTAATTGGTAAGTTCTGAAAGTGTCAATACCGCAGAAAATAACTGTATCAGCTTTGTCAACTAAAGCAGCAGGAATAGCTCTGAAAACACCTTGCAAAATGTTAATCACGTTTGAAGTTGTAATGCCTCCAGTTGCTGAGTAAGGCGCACCAGTCATGTAAGCTGAACTGTTAGCAGCAATAGCACTTCCTGAAACTGAAGTTACCAATTTAATCATACCATCAAATTGAGCTAAGCTATTGTCACCTGAAGTGGTGTCACCTTGCCAGAAAGCTCTTTCTAAGTTTTGTGCAATTAAACCAGCTTTTAAATCTGTGTACTGTTGTTCAAATGGAATAGTTTTAGGATTAGAACCATTAGGTAAAGCTAATTGCAACCAAGTTGTTTCTAATGTTTTAGGACATAAAGATTCGTGAACTCTGATTGGAGAAACAGACATAGTTCTTTTTGTGAAAGTTGTAGTGCCTGAAGCTAAGAAACCGCAAGAAGTACCTGATTGGAATACAGCGTCAGTATCCAACAAGTTAACTTGCATAGAAGATTTTACATTTGGCATTTTTGTCGCCAATGAAATTGATTTTGCAGAGAATAAAGACTTAGTCAATAATTCTCTTTCGTTGGCTTTTACATAGCCTGTAATTGTACCTACCGAGAATGCCATTTTTTATTTATTTAATATGTTTAAAATTTCGTTTAATTTATTGTATTGGTTGTCTTTTTCAGCTTTGAAATTAACATTGATTGCTTTAGTTTCAATAACCTCTGAAGGTGCATCTGCTAACTTTTCTACGATTTCAACTAACTTAGAAAAAGCCTCTTTTTGTGAGTTCATTTTCTCTTCAGTAGTTCCCATCTTTTCAGCAATCTTAGCTTCTAATGCTGCAACCATTTCTTCCATTTTAGCAACCTTAGCTTCCATAGCCGAAAGCATTTCTTCAACTTTAGTTTCTGCTGCCTCAATCTCTATTTCAATTGGTGCTTCAGGAGTTTCAGCTGGTGCTTCAGGTAAAACTAATGCAGTTACTTTTCCGTTTTCAACTGTGATTTTTCTACCATCTTGTAACTCGTGTTCGCCATCTGGTGCAGGAACTTCTCCTGATTCACTAACTACTACTACACTTGTTCCCTCAGCTAATGGACCTTCCCACTTAATGATGGTAATTCCATCTGCTAACTTTGCCTCTTCAAAAGACATTGTATCTTCTGAGAAGATTTCTTTTAACTTTGTCAAAAGTTCTTTTACGTCGCTCATATTATTTGTATATATATTTTGTTTGTTCAATTTTAATTTATCAACAAGGGCAATAGCTTGTTCTACATTACTAACTAATTCAACTTTTCTATCTGTGAATAATCCCTCAACTGAAAAGCCTTTGAACTTTCCTGACTTGATATAGTCATTCCATATCTCCTCGTTATCTACCTTGCATGAAATAAACCAACTGCCATCGGGTAAATCTTCAAAGCCTTCTGGTGCTTTAATACCTCGCATTGAATCAATAATAAAAGACTCAATCAAGTAAACCCCATCAGCTAACATGTTCTTCTTATGCTGCAGATTGAAGTTGCTGTTGTATTGGTTTTTAAAATAACGCTCAACTATTTTTTGAATCGTACTCTTAGTAAAAACTACGTTGTATTCCTCGCCATCTTTTCCCCTTCTGTATATTGGCTGGTCTGGAATCATAGCTGGTCCTGATATTATTTGCTTGTCGGTAGTCTTAAAACTAAAGCCTTTCTTTTCCCACTTTGAATAACAAACCGCAGCGGCCTGCTCTTGACTCATGCCTCCATCAACTTCAATTCCAATGCACCTACTTACAAACTCGTTTTCTGATTCTCCAGCTTTTGGCTCAACTACAAAGTCAATCTGTTTAAGTTTTCTACTTGCCCACTCTACACCTTCATCGCCTCCCCAAGCTAACCACATTAAAGCTCCGCAGTCTTCTTTTGGATCACCTTTAGAGTTTTCTCTGTGACGTTCAAAGCCTGACATTCTCGCAATGGTTTCTCTACTGATATTTTCTCCATTCGCTAATTGGTTCGCTCTTGTCCATCCAACTGGTGTTCCGCAATCTAACTTATATTCATCCCTAAGTTCTAATGCTCTTTTTGCGTTTTCACTTGCTGCTTTTGGATAGTCCCTGTAAGTTTCAAATTCACTTTTAAAAGCTACCCAGTCGTATTCAATTGCAGGTGAATCTACCAAAGCAATAAAATCAACTCCAGTTTCTTCGTCTTCGTTTATAAGTAGTTCGTATAAAGGTAATTTAGCCATATATTTAGATAGTTTATTTTAGTTTAATTTTAACCTATAACCGCTTTAGCTTTGATAGCGTCTACTTTCTTTTGAGTATTAGTTATGTCGGTTTCAGTAACATATACTTTAGTTGCTCCAGTATTGTTTACGTCTAAAGGTGTTGAGTTGTCTATACGTGTAAATGAACTTGAAGGACGTGTCATTGGTGGAGCTGAAGGAACTGAACCTCCAGAACCTCCACCCGGTACCTGAACAGATAGAATCTTTTGTACATTTGCTATACCCGTTGCAACTGCTACTGCTGCTGCTAATGCCGCTCTAAATGGTGATGTCGGATCACCCGGTGTTAATTGTGAAGTATAAGCTTTCTGTGCTGATAAGTAAGTATCAATTGTCGCTGCTGCTACTGCTAAGGCTTTTCCCTCTGCTGTGCTTTCTCCTAATAAACTTGACAAAGATTTTAAGGCAGAGGAACTTAATTCAAAATTTTTAATTCTTGATTCTGTTAGCGCATCGTCAATTTTCTTTTGGGCATCTGCTGTATCTTTTGCAATACTTACTTTTTTCTGAGCTAATTGATACTCTAAATCAACTGTACTTTGACCGTACATTTTAGCGTTTTCAAGTTGCTGATTTAGTCTTTTTAAATCTAATTCGTCCTGCTCTTTTTTTAGTTGCTCAGTTGTTAAATTCTGATTTAAAAGTTTAGTTGATTCTTGCTTATAATAGTCCTCAGTTATTTTTGAAGTCTTATCAAATCCAGTTTTAACAGCATCTTCTCTTTCCTTTTGTGCCTTATCAAAGTCATCAAGTTGTTTTTGTTGACGTTCTAAACTCTTTTTCTGTTCTTCTTCAACTCTTTTTTGTCTTGCCTCCTGAGCTGATTTGTATTTCTGGTCTTGTGCATCTTTTACGTTTTGGATTCTTTCGTATTTCTGCTCATAGGTGCTTACTGTGCTTACTCTTTTCCCGTAATTCTCCTGAAGTGCAATTAAAGCTTTGTCTAAATCTTCATTACCAGTATTCAACTCAGCAACTGAACGCCCCCTAACTATTTCAAGTATTTGCCTATTTGTGCCACCATATCCTTTGACCTTTAGTTTTAGTATTTCTGTTTCTTTCTGTTGGTTCTTTTGTAGGTCATCAATCTGCTGTTTTTGAAGTTTTATAGTTTCATTGATAATAGCATTTGATTCTTTTTCACTAATATTTTTGTTCTTTAGCTTTTTTAAGTTTACATCAATTGCTCTTTCTTGCTGTGCCTGAGTTAGATTTAAAGCTGATAAAGAATCTTCAAAATCTCTTGTGGCTCTTTCGGCCTCTTGCATTGCTAAAGCCTGCTCCTTTATCTTTTCAGTACTAAATCCAGTTCCTTGAATAAAGCTAATTACTTGGTTCTGTAATCCTGAAAAAGCCCCAGTAAGTAAAGCAATTTTATCAGATAGAAAATCAACTATCGGGCTGAACTTAGAAAATATAGCCACTAATGAACCAACTACAACCGCAACCGCTGCTAATACCATTCCTACTGGAGAAGCAATAATAGCTTTGAAAGAATTAAGCATCCCTTTGAAACCATCAACAGCCGAACCAATAGGACCGGGCATTCTCCCCACCGCATCGGTAGCTTTGTCTAATTTCTTCTCGGTTTCTTTAGCTTCCTTTTGGGTTTCCTTTAGATTGTCGTTGAGTTTATCCGTTGACTTACTGACTTCTTCAATCTTTGCCGCACTGTCACCAGTTACAACTTTGGTTTCTATTACTACTTCATTTTTAGCCATTCAGTACCTCGTTTTCTGTTTTTATGATTATACTTAATATAGTGGAATCAGCCGAATCAATTAATTTAACTAATTCAGTCAACTCGCATTTTTCAATAAGCTCTTTGAATTTATCCAGCATTTGTGTTATTGTTAAATAGTACTGTCCATACCCCGTTGTAAGGAACGAACCAAGCGGTGTGTTTTGCTTTTAATGTAAAACTTGATGCTCCACCAATTGTCTGACCAGCTATCGGATAAATATGTAAGTTACCTCCAGCTTGGTTATGAAGAATTATAAAAGGATAGCCAGTTTTAGGTTTCTGAATTGTCGCATCAGGTAAGTAAGTTCTGCTTGATCCATCCACTAACCAAATCTTTTGACTGTAATCAGTAAAGACAAAAGTATCATTTGTGAATACTATGTCTGTGTAAGTCTTTTCCCTATCCTCTAAGAATCCGCTATTACTTGTTTTGTCTAAATTAGGTAGTAAAATTTCATCTAAGTTTGGCTGCTCAGGTTCAAATGTCGCATAACCTCCATTAGTTGTAGTGTTTTCTGCTATGAAATCAGGCGCAACCTTTAATTTAAGGAACTCTATTTTAACTGGCTCATTTGAGTTTAGGTCATACTCTACCTGATGCAGTCTGTAGTATTGTTGGTCTATTCGGTAATAATTCCTGAATGATAAGTTAGCCAATTGATTAGGGCTTAAATGAAAGTACCCACTAACTAATTTTGAATCTTTGTCCGTAATTTCGGTAATAGTTTTTAACCAATACGAATTATAAAGGTTGGCCGTAGTTATTGCAGGAGTACTTCCATAAAAGTAAGCCTTTGCAGTTGTGCATTCTAAACTAAAAGTCGGTGCTGTTATTGAATCAAGCATTCCAGCGTAAGGATACTCAGTATAGTTTTGAATTGCGGTTCCGTTATAGTTTAAATTCCATCCCTGAGAAGTAGCTACCAATCCACCATATTGAAGGATTCTAATATTGTAAACTGGCAAATTATCTGAACCAGTCGCAGGGTCTTGAGGTCTTATCTTTGGAATTATTCTATCGTTAGTAGTCGCATCAGCTGAAGGTGTTGGACTGAATCCGATTTCAACTAACTTAGTGTCCCTTATAAAGTCGTTATTAATATTGAACTTCTGTTTGCTGAATGGCTCTCTGTACACCATCTCATATCTTTGATTAAACTCGTCCGAATCTGTTTTATAAGACATCTCAAAAACTCTGAAGTCAAGTAAACCCATAGGTTTAATTTCAAGCTCTTGAGATACGTCTAAATACTCGGTTAAGTCAACTAAGGTATCTGTGTAGAATTCATCTCTAGGCTCAATGATTAACTTTTTCTTGTCTATCTGGTCAACTTCTACATATAGATTGAACATCTTAATTAGATACTGAAGGAACTCCGTTTGTTTAGTCTTTTCGGGTAAGGCTGATACGATGTCAATAGTCTGTCCTTCTTGGTAGTTTGCATCAGGGTTTGAATATAATTCAAAACCGCTTTTAAAAGTTATAGTTGTATTTGTCGCATTACCACTTGAAGATAAAGCGTTATAATACATAGTTAAATAGACAATATCCCCAGCTTGAATATCTACTAAATTACTTTCTAATTTAATCTGATATGTATTTGTTGGGCTTACTATTTTGTAAGTTGCTGAAATGTTTAATAAACTTGTACCCCTTTTTCTAATTACTTGAATTGAAACACCCATATTCCCTCCAGTTCCAGTTGCTTCAATTTCTCCCTCAAAGGCAAAACGATAATTACCATTTAACCCAGCAGGGCAAGTCCACTCATGATTAGTTGTACTTACTCCTGAAGGGTTTGTATCATTGCCATTAACATTAAACCCAATTTTAAATACTTGTGAATTGTATTGAGTAGAACTTGTATAACTTAATGCGCTTGCATTTGTCATTAAGAAAGTCCTATCTTCAACTTCAGCTCCAGTCATTCTAAACTCACCACCGCAGAAAGGAATAATTAAATTCTTAAATCTTTGAGAGTTGAAAAAGTTTGATTCATAACGATAACCTGCACCTAAAAAAATAGAATCAACTACTTGTTTTGCATAGACTGCTGGATACATTGTCCCAAAGTTGTAGTCATTCTCAGCCAAAGTTACTGAGTTGCCTCTGTCAATTAGTGGGTAAACATAACCAGCTCCGTTAGGTTGCGCACTTGCATTGAAGTTTACATAGGTTGTCCCGTTCTTTATTATTGAAGTTTCCCAACTGTTTTGAACATTAGTCTTATTCCAAACGTGGTTATAGTCCGATAAGTCAAGTTCTTGTAAGCTCAACTCTCCTAAGTCTTGAAATAGGTTTGCGAACTTTCCTATTATTACACATTCGTACTCAATAGCTCCATCAACATTCTTAATACTTGCTAACTGAATGTACCCAGTCAATTGAGGAATACCCTTTCTGTATAGAATCGCATCTGCTTTTAAGTTCGGGTTAAAGTCAGGGTTAAAGTTTAGAGTAGAAGTGTTTATTGTGGCTCTGTCAAGATTGAAGATAGCCGAGAAAATAGAATGATTGTTAGCGGTACCGGGTATTGTTAAACTCTTAGTATAGTCGCTCTGCCTTTTGTCGGGTTCTCTAATATCAACTATTGATTTATTGATAGGCATAGGAACACTATCGTAAAGGTCAACATTCCAAGTATTACTAACAATACCTGAAGCGTTGTAAGCTATTATTTTTAATTCGGTCTGGTTCATAGTGATTGTCTGTAGTTATCAAAGGTGTACTCTAAAGTTAAGCTTAAACTGCTCAACTGTCTGTCATTAACGTATTGCTTTTCTTCGTAGTTCGTTTCTTTAATGTTTACGGGAACATATAATGAATTTGCAAGTGGATAAGTTTGAATTTCCATCATAACAATAGGACTTAAAACTAATTGTTTAAGCATTGTCCATTCAGCATCCGTTAAGCCATCGGAGTTGATTTGTATGGTATCGGTAAACTTAGTGTAATAGTCTGTTTTAGCTCGGAAGGTTTTAGGGTAATTTAAAGGTTGGAACTTCTTAAACATTTTCCTTTCAATGTCTGTAAAGTTTCGGCTAACCTTAGTAAACGTAAACGCATCAAATCCCCCCAAGTTGTTTAACCAATGTAAGCGGATTGGGTCGTACTTTTGGCAAGTCTTATCAATCACAAACATTCGGCTAAATAATTCGTAATCTCCTTCGTTATTTTCACCTACTACTTGATAGTAAACAGCTGCTGGGTCTGTAAAAGCAAAATCATAAACAGATTTATAATACCCAGTTGCATTGCCTGATTTCGCCACGTTGATTGAAACAATAGAAGCAAATGGAGTATAAACAGCAACCGACTGAATAAGTACGTTGTAATTCTTGTCTAATACCTGAATTCTAATTCTATCAAAATATCCATTAGGGTCGAATATAGTTAAGAACCTTTCTTCACCATATCTTAACTTTTCTAATACTAAAGTTTGATTTAAAGTAAGTCCAGCATAAGAGACATCGTATGCAATTGAAAATAATTCATTACTCCAGTCTAAAAAGTCAAATATTGCATTAGTTGAATGAGCGTTTGAACCACTTGAGTAGAAGTTAGCTAAGTTCGGGTAAATAGTCGGAATCCCTGAAGCGTTATTTCTCACCTCTCCAAAGTCTACCCAATAATCCACCTTTGAGCTGGTGCAATGCTTGATGCCTGAACTATTATAACTTTGAAAGTCATAGCTTACATAGTTCCGTAATACTTCGCTAACATCCACGTCCACCGTATCAACACCCGGCTGTTTAGGAAAAGTTAGACGAGCGACTGGGTTAGTCTGTCCTGATACGTTAATATCAACTAAGAATTGAAAACCCGCAGCAGAAGCGTTGGTACTTTCAAGTCCAAATACTAACTCATTATACACGTTTTGCCAATTGTTTGGCTGACTGTTTATTATCATTTGAATTTATTTATTATTGTTACTTCAATCGACCTTCCTAAGGCATCGGCTAAACTTTGGGCAAAAGTCTGAATGCTCTTTTCGCTCAGTGCATCGTCAATAAAATGAGTTGGCTCAATACCTTCCCTCTTTATTCCCATCCCAATAGCGTAAGCCATTTTGGTTTTTTCGTCTATTTGCTTTTTTGCCCTTGCTGATTTAGTCAAGTTGCGAGTTTGTGAATATCTGCTCTGAATCGGGATGCCTCTTTTGGTGATCCACTTGCGAAGGGATTTATTGAAAGCTGGACTAACTGATTCTTTTTTGAATGAGTAAGGCGAATTGAATTTGTTTCTGGTACCGCTTACCCCTTTGTTCAGGAAGTCTCCATAGTAGTTCATGTCAATACCCATACTAAAAGTAGTTCCGTTAGATACAATAGGCAAAGTTATTATTGATTGCACCAATTCCGAGTTAGCGTAGTAAGCATCCTTTTCAGTCAGGTTTGACTTCATCGCATCGGACAAGCTATTGACAAACCTAATTACAGCCTCCTCAATTAACGAGTTGAACTCGGCTGGTTCTGATAAGTCAGTTCCTAAGTCGCTAAGTAAGTTAGTGTAATCTTGTTCCTGCATTCTGTCGCTTAATCTCTTCGGTGTGGTCTATGTGATAGCTTACTATATTCAAAAATTCTTTTAGCCCTAAATTAAAAAAGTAATCCCATTTGGTCTTGTCATGTCCTGCAAGGTTATCTATTGTCGCAACCCATCCCCATTTTGTGTTAAAGTTCTGAGCTGGTTCTCCATCGTTTCCGCTTGACTCAGGAAATAGTTTAGGATATTGTCCGATAATTTGGCGGATAGAGTGCAAAAAAAAAGCATGATTGGGTAAGCATCTTTGATTTTCATCTTGTTAAGTAGTAGTTCGCTTATTTCGTCGTGTTCGTCCCCGTTGTACTTTCCTGCCTTTCCAAATCTCCAGCTAATAGGTCTAATGCAACTTGCCACAATTCGGTGTATATTGTCCAATGGATTAGACTTTGCAAAGTGGGTAATGTCAATAAACTGGGCTGAGCTTATTTGGCTTAATCTGTAATCAATAAAAAACCATTTACCCCCTACCTTTACTTTACTTTTGTAAACTGCCTTAATCGGTTGGGCTTCTAATTTCTCAAAGTCTGAGTATAGCTCAATCACTTGGGCTGAGGTCATGCCATCAAAGAACTCCTTTTCCACCTTAAACAAGATTGAAAGCTTTTGTCTTTTCGCTTCCAAGTCGTTACCCTTCACCGAGTTTAGCTCTATGAAGTCCTTTAAGGTTAAATTGTAGTAAATGCTTTTCATTCTATTCTATATATTTTTTTAAGCCCTAATTGTAACATATTGACCCCGTCTGTGTTCTTGCAACTTCATTAAAGCCAAATAGCGTGTAGCATCAATTAAGTGGTTATTAAAGTCCACAGGTTCGTTTACTATCTTGCCAGCCTTATCCGTTTTCCATTTGTAGGTGCGGAACTCCTTTTGAAGGTTGTTGCCTATCAAGTTAAGTCGGTACCGTCTAAGAATGTCAATAGAGTTTATAATTGAGTCTTTACCCTTCTGAGTAGGTTTGATATTAAAGCCTAACCTATAAACCTCCTCGATACTTTTTGGTTCAGCACTATCAGCGTAAATCTCCTTCCGAGCAATGCCCATATCCTTTAACCTTTCGGCTATGTCCTGATTTGTCAGCCCTCTTTCGTAAAGCTCCTCCCTTACATACAGTTCCTGCTCATACTTCCAAACTGAAACTAATGCAGTAGGGTCGGCACTAAAACCCCAGTCTAACCCGTAACCTACAAAATTGGCGTTATCTGGTACCGCTAATTGATTCGTCCAGTTGTTAAAGACTAAGCCCATCAGTTGACCTCTTTCCCCTAAACCAAATATTTTCCAATACTCTGGGTCTGCTTGTTCTAAACTTTCAATCTCCTTTTTAAGTGCATCGGGAAGGTGGGGATTGTCCTTATAGGTTGTAATGATTAGACCGCAATCTTCTCGGGTTAATACCTGATCATAAATCCAATGTTCAAAGTCTGAAGGGTTGTAGTCAATAATGACCTTGCCAGTCGTCCTTAAAAGTAACTGCCTCCAGTCTTCCAAGTCAATCTCATTTGCTTCATTAACAAATAGGATATCACGCTTTCTACCTCTTATCTTTTGGGCATCGTCCACGCTAAAGAATTCAATTAGATTCTTATTTAGCAGGTAGGTGTTTTCTGACTTGTTATGGTCTGCCTCGTTATAGTACCCTATTGAGTTTAGAATCTCTATAAAGTCCCTCATTGATGACGACTTCAAAGCAGGAAGGGTTTTCCTTACTATTGAGATGGTCATACCCTGATGCTTTAGACATAATCGGATAAGCCATTGTAAGGCTGAGTAGGTTTTTCCCGTCATGAACGCGTGCCACCTTGTAAGGCAAGCACGCGCTTTGTATTTATATTTTTTTCTAAAAAAACGAAGTTAGGGTTAAATATTTGCATTAATCCAAAGTTGTTTATTATTCACTATATCTTGTATATGTTTTTCTGAAACTCCAAATTTTTTTGAAAGTTCTTTCCTTCCATAATGTTTTTTTTCTGAAGCTATTTTTCTTATTTCAATAACATCTTGTTCTAATAGTTTAGAGTTTGGATTTTTACTTCCTTGCTTTGGTTTTGACAATCCTATATTAAAAGAATGTTTTATATTTTTAGAATGACTTATCCATTCAAGATTTAAATAATTATTATTTTGTCTATTACCATCAATATGATTAACCTCTAAAGATGATGAATAGTTATTGCAAAAATGCAATGCTACTAATCTATGAACTTTAAATGTTTGTAATTTTTTATTTTTAGATAGTGCAACTCTAAAATACCCATCTTCATCTTTTGCAGGTTTTAAAGTTTTACCTTTCAATTTTAAAATTCTTTTGCCTTCATGAGCATAAACATTTCTGTCAATTGACCTTACATTGCCATGAGTTGAAACCTGATAATAGCCCTCAAACCCATTTATATCTTTCCATTTTTCCATATACAAATATAAACAATGTTTTTACTTTAATGCTATTTTGTTCCACCTTTTTATTAACATTACTCAATCGGTTTAGTCAACCACTCAGGCAATTTATTGACGTTTATGTTTTGCTCAGTTTGAACCTTCTCAGTTAAGCCGTTTAGTCTTTGAGTTATACTCGGATTGTACACCCCAGCAAGGCCACCTTGTATCTGGTCTTCTCTGACCTCTTTGCGTATATGTGTACAGACAGCGACATAGTCAGTGTATCTTTCATCCTTATTTGAAAAATAGTGGCTTAAATCGCTTATAATGCCCTTTTTAAATAAATACAATTCAAACCCCTCAAGTGTCAAAGCCCTTTCCCTCTTTTCATAAACTGACTTTCCGTCTTTCCCAACAAATGTGTGTTTTAGTATTGGGTTGGCTTTTGCCTCCTCTCTGTACTTTTCAAAAAGCTCATACATTATTTCTGGGCTTTCTATTGCTTTTGGTTTACCTATTTTTGACATTTTTAAATAACTCCTTTCTTAATTCGTTTATTCTTAATATATTAAAATTGGTGTAAATTTCCTGATATAAGGCTTCGCCTAAGTCTTCTCTAAGGTCTTTGCTGTCTATTAACCTCTTTATGTTTTTAAACCAAGTATTCTTTTTAGCTGTTAGGCAGTTTATTCCATGTTTAGCTATATTGGTGTATGGGTACTGGTCTGAAACTACAACTGGAAGTCTTTTAGCTCCCATCTCCATCATTTTTAATTCTGACTTACAGCGGTTAAACTCGGTATCTTTTAAAGGAATTAAACCAACATCCATTAAATCGTAAGCACTTGCGTAAGTAAAGACATCCATTCCGTTTATTCTGCAGTACTGGTCTTCTGCTATTTTGTAACCTGAAGTAAAGATTTTTTGATATTCGCTCCATACTGAATCCCCCTCTACAAAACCGCTCAAAACTACCCTATATTTTTTGCTCGTGTCAGGATTAGAGTTTAACTGCATAAAAGTATCAGTCAGCATCATTACGTCATGAAAGTGTGTTACGCTTCCGCTCCATCCAATGTGAACTTTATCGGTTTTTAGGTCTTTTACTTTTTGATCAGGCTTAAATTGAGCTTGGTTAAAATCAATAGCGTTCGGGATTACAAACACGTTTTTGTTATATTGTCTAACTTTTTGAGCTAAGTACTCAGTTGGTACAGTTACAGCATCAGCCATCTTTAGATTATAGACTATTTGTTCAGCTGTCTTATTGGCTACCCAGTCCCTTTTCATTAAGTGGTCGTGTGGTAACTGCCAGTCGTCATCTCGGTCAACAATTACGGGAATGCCTAAGCGTTTAAGCTGCGCCCAGAGTACTTCTTGAAATCCTTGTTTACTTACTACTGAACTTGTATAGATTAAATCAAACTGTTCAAAGAATGAATCCTGTTGCTGGTCTATTATCTCAACTGAGGTTACTTCGTATCCTTCCCCCATATTCTCAAAGGGCATTAATAAGCGGTGGTATTCAACTCCCGTTATTGGCTTTGGTATAATTACAAGTATTTTCATTTTTCAGCTACTATTTGTTCATGACCTACTTTGAACCTCTCAACTGAAATCGGAATGAATCCAGCTTCTACTAACATGTGTTTCATGTGCTGTATGCTATAAATCCAAATGTGTTCAATTTCATGGAATGAGCTTTCCTCGTATAGACCATCTTCTAAAATCATTGGAGCTTGAATAATTAACCTTCCCCCATTAACTAAAAGTCTGTGGCACTCCTCAATAAATCCTTTGCCATCTTCTATATGTTCAATGACATCTAAGGCGATTATGTTTGAGAATTGTTCACTTTCCCAATTCCCCGTAACTTCAGGAAAGAATCCAAAATGTAAGTCTGAATCTTTTGCAAGTCCTTGAATGTCGTTTTTGTATCTTTCGTCTATCTCAATCCCAGTACATTTGAATTCTTCTGATAAGTCACCCAATAAGATACCCGGTGCGCAGGCAATTTCTAAAACTTTCTTTGGTTCAATTTTAGTCAAAGCGTTTTTGACAAGTACGTTCTTTTCAACCACGTTCCCAACTTGTTGATGAATAGTTGAATGATTCATATTTGGTGACCAATAGTCATTGTAATAAATCTCTTCAGGTTTATGGAAGTAATTACTTTTGTAGCTTCCGTTTTCTAATTGTGTATAGTGACTTTTCATATTAAATTATTTAGTGCGTGTTTAAATCCGTTTTGGTTGTACACATCGTAAAACTCCCCACCTGCAGGAATAACATTTGGGCAACCAAAGTAAACCTCTAAAATCCTTTCCGTTTGAAGTTGCTCAGCTATCGCAAAGCACATTGATTGATTGCCAATAAATACTTTACTTGTTGCGATATAGTCTTTTAGTTCGTTAAAGTCTTTTACTTTTAAGTACTCAAGCTTTGGCAAAGTCTTTTTCATTACTTCAAATTCATCCTTAGTTCCTGCAAACATTTGCTTTATGTTGTAATCATTCAAATAAGAATAGTCAATCTGCCCATTTTGATACCTATTTGTGCGATTTATTAGCAAAAAGTCCTCTTTAGACCTTTCTGAACTAAAGATAGGACCTTCAATATCAAAAGTCAATTCAGGATGAGCGTAGTAATACCACTTCTTAATATCTCCAGCACCTAAATTTAAACCAATATTCCTGAACTTGTCTAAATCGTAATCAATCTTTTGGCCGTTGTAAACCATTACATCAGCAATAAAGTCACAACTAAGAAGTAAAGGTTTGAGCATCTTATACATGTACTCATTTAACATTACATTCCCAACTGGATGTCCTGCCATAATGTGTCTTAAAGGTTGATTCAAATGCAAATAAAGTACGCCTAAAGACTCATTATCTTGACAAGCCTTTCTAATTGCGTTTAAAGAGTAGATAATATCACCAGCGTTTCCCGAATGTTTAAACTTTAGCATTTCTTTTCTTTTTAGGTTGAATAGGAACAAACTTATCAAACTGGTTAAACACTCTACTTAGTAATTCCTGAACACAACTTTGACAGCCTAAGTTTCTTGGTGGTGCGCCAAACATTTTAGACCATGCTTCCTGCACAATGTGAAAATCTATGTTGGTAAAAGTTGAATGGTGTTCAGTTTTGTAAGTTTCCCACTTTGGTTTCAAAGGAAGTAGTAAATCGTAAATCTCTTGATTCATTGAGTAATTTTTTTAAAGATAATAGAAGATAGCACCGCACATAAACAAGCGTAACCAAACGCAAATAAAACGGGTTCAGTAATTATAAAAGTTATTAATCCAATCCAAAACGATAGGCAATACCCACAGCTTAAAGGTTTTTTGGGGTAAGTATTAAAATTCTTCCTCCAAATCTCTATTATCGTTTGGCTCATCACATAACCGACCGAACCAATCAAAATGCAAATTATTAAATTGTTCATTGTGTTTTGTTTTTAAATAGTTTATTGTTTGTAATATTGAATGTCTGACTGCTCCATATTTGATGTCTACCAGATTGCTAATTTTTCTAAAGTCACCGAATTGGATATAAAGTTTAAACAGTTCTCGGTCGTATTCTTCAAGTTCACTTATTGAGTTTTCAATGTCCTGAGTAAATTTCTCATTCTCATTTTCAAAATCGTTACTCTCAAAATCGCTTTCCGTTTTAATCTTATTAAAGTTGTTGGTATTAAATTCAAAATGTTTGTATTTTTTAGCAAATGGGCTGGTGTATGAAATGTAAGAATTGTAAACTATCTTGTAGAAAAGGTATGTAAGGTAGTTGTTATTGTAAGCATCAAGTATTTTGTTTTCGTCTAAGTCGTATAAGGTCAAGATACATTCGTGTAATAAGTCGTCGGTGTAATATTGATGGGAGATTTTCTTGCAAATCTGCATCGGGTTGGGGCTATTGTAGAACTGAAGTATTATTTGTTCCTTACTCAGCATAAATTCCAATGAACTTGTTACCCATATTTCTTAAATAGATTCTTTGACTTACTAAAATTTGATTCTCGGTCTTATATTCTTTGACTATTTTTAAAAACTCTTTAGCCTTAAATATGTATTCCTTTAAATCTTCTTTATCCAGTTTCATTTCTCGGTAAACTTCAGGCAACTTAGTGACTAACTTTAGCCAATCAGCCCCGAATACATCAATTAAACCCTTTGTAAATCCTATTGGATTGCCTGACTTGTATAGATTATCAGCTACCGATTGAGAGTAAATGTTATGTAAGTTAAATCTTAAACTTGGATAAGCACCTACCGAGTAGTAATGCCCAGCTTGGTCGTTTGATTTGTATGGTCGGCCTGAGCTAATACAGTTATGTTCTGAATCTATTTCACGAATGATTGAGTTTATTACTACTTGTAAATCCTTGCGGTAATCTGCTGAACTTTTAATCTTTTCCTTTAACTCTTTCTTTACCTTAACTCTTTCTTTTTCCTTAACTTTTTCAGATAGTAAGATAGCGCAAGCAGGCGAACATACTTGTTGAAGTGGTTTAAATGGTTCAAACTTAACCTTGCAGATTTTACAGCTTTTTAGTTTCACTTTTTCCCCTTTTGATTTGTTGCTGAATCCATTTGTAAACTGCATAATCTTTCCACTCAATTAGGCTGATTACTTTTGTTGATGGCTTTTTCATTAGAAAGGTAAATCATTCTTTTCAGTTAATGCAGTCTTTTTTAGATTCTTTGCAGTACCAACAAACTTACGAGGCTGCTTTGCTTCCCTTTCGGCTTGCGATTGGTTAATGTAGGCAGTCAAGTCATTACCGAATTGGTCAGGCTCTTTGCGGTCAGTTACGCAGATGGATAAGTACTTCTTGCCATTTTTAGAAGTAAAGATTTTGTCTTGAGGAATGTCACTAAGACAAAGGTTTATATTAATTAGCATTTTTTATAAATTAGTTTTTTAAAAGTATGCAGGTCTTTCCCTGCGGTCAATAGAACTTAAAACTTACCGACGATAAACGGTATTCTATGTGCTTGTTCGCATTGCCCAAATCAGAGAATATTATAACTTGGGTTGCTCATCGTGTTATTGTGTAACAAATTTAAATTTATTTGTGTCGTAGTTTTTAACAAGTTTTTTACAATTCAAGCATATTTATTCTTGTTGCTAAATCGTAGTTCTGTTGTTCCAGTTCTAATATCTTTTGTTTTGCCTCGTCAAGTTTAGCCAAAGCGTACATCTCAGCAGTTAGCATTTGAGTAATTGTATCGTGAACTTTATAAAGTAACTTCAACTGGTCAAGTTTAGCGTTCCTTAAAGCCTCATCAGGAATCTTTGAAATCTTGTTTTCGGAATCATTTAAAAAGTTTTCCAAGTCTATTACGGCCTGAATCCTTTGAGGTCGCCTTCCTATTCTGCGTTCAATGTCTGCCATTGCGTGGTTGGTTAAAGTGAAATTAAATTGTCTGTCTTGTTGAGCTTTGTAATACTCATATCTTTCAAGGTTATTCATTTTTTAAGTAGTTAAGTATGTGGCAAATTACATCAATTGTCCATCCGTTACCAAGCATCTTATATCGTTGAGAGTCACTTACACAACTTGTATAATTATCTAATACTGTCTGAAGTCTTTCGCATTCAATTGGAATTAGTCTTCGGATTCGTGAGTTAATAAAAATACCTTTTCCTTGTAATTCTCCACCAGCTTGACTTCTCAAAGTAAATGATTTATTTGATTTATTTTTTCTTAATCCTTCATCAATTCGTAAATCACAACTAAAAATTTCAACTGCATTAGTATTACCAGTATCTAAACAATAAGTTTTTCCATCGTTTCTGCTTAATGGTCCAGTTCCACCTTTACCTGTTGTACTTGATCTTGGCATTGTATTATGAATTATTATTGAATTGTCAGTCGCTGCTAATGCTGCATTTGCTCTTAAACATGCGCCTTTTTTATTACCTTCAGTTGGTTTCCAATTAAAACCAGTTTGGTTTTTTTCTTCAATATGTCTTTTATTATGATTTAAAAATCCTTGAATCATTTTCTCACTTAAAAAATATTTTTCATCTACTTCAGTTTCTAAAATATCCTTTAGTAAAATACCTTTGTCTTTTGGTTGTTCAATTATAGATTCTAAATCTCCAAATAAACCACTTGGTTTCATTCCTATGTTTGTCCAGTAAATTCTTTTCCTATTCTGAGCTGACACCAAAGCAGAGTTGATATGTATTCCTTTTACTCCAATAGCTTTACTTAAAACAAGTTCCCACTTTTCACCCATTTCAACATTCTCAAGTAGAAAAAAGATATTAGGGTTTTTAGTTCTAAGCTCGTTTAATAGCCTCATATACTCCCAAAATAAATAAGACTGACCTTCAAATTCAAATCCTTCTTGTTTAAGTTGTAAGTAATGTTCTAAAGTAAGTATCTCTTGCTCATCTTTAGTAGACATACCTTTTCGTTTACCAGCAAAACTAAAAGACTGACAAGGTGAACCTCCTATCAATAAATCAATTTTAGGCAGTTCGTATCCATTTACATTAACTACTGATCCGAGCTGAACAGTATTTGGATAGTTGTGTTGAGTTACTTTTATAGCGTGTTTGTCAATTTCACTCGCAAAGTAGTTAGTAATTGTGAAATCGCATCGGTTGAGTGCTTGTTGACCACAAGACATTCCGTCAAATAAAGATAAAATATTCATAGTTTAAAATGGTGTTTGAGCTTTGTAGTATTCGTAGCGTTCTAAATGGTTCATAGATTTTGTTTTTTAAAAGATTTATAGTAAAACATAACCAATTTATTAGCTAATTTATCTAATCGCTGATAATATTCGTTTTGTCGCTTAATTTTAGTTATGTAAACCCAGTGCTTAAACTTTATTTTTTTCATAGTTAAAATGGTGTTTGTATTTCTAATCCGTTAAATGGTGTTTCTAAGTAGTGTCGTTCGCCTAAGTTTTCATAGTAAGCATTCCTGAACACATCAAAAGTAAGCTTAGCAGTTCCTTTTTCGCCTTCTGCTCTTTTTTTTATCTTGCGGATAATTATTTGAGCCTCGCTTGATTGCCTCCAACCTTCCCCATGTTCTTCGTAATCTCTATGAACACAAATAAGATTAAGAGCTTTAGCATACCAAACTGAACCTCCTTCAATTTCATCAGGTCGGGGTGCTGGTGGGTACTTATCTCCGCCTCGCATATCAGGGTTTCTTGCATGGGCTACTATAAAGTTATGAGTATTATTTTTGCGAGCGTGTCTGTTTACTCTCGGTAGTTGTTGTTTAAGATATTCGCTTATAGTATTTGAGTATTTGTGTTCTATATCGTTCCAGTTGTCTACTGAACTACTGAATATCCCATAGTCACGAATTGCCTCATCAGTCAAATTTAGCCATTCATCAAAGTCTAATCCTTTCTCGTCAACATCAATAACCTTAAAATAGTCTTGAACAAATGGGTAAACTGTATAAAGTTCCTTTTCGCTGATTTGATAGTTTATAGAACGCTTATCAAAGGTCTTTCCAGTCAAGCAGTGTATTATCTCTGCATAAATTTCATGAGCCGAACCAGTTTCAGGTGTATAAATCAAGCACTTTTTATTATGTTTAGTAGCTAAAGCACAAAGAATTTGAATTAGGAACTGACTTTTACCGCTGGTTGGATGCCCGTATATGATAGTTGAGCGACCTTGTTTGATTGAGTAGAGTTTATCTAAGTTATTAAAGCCTATTTTTAACCCTGCATTCTGACCGTATTTGTGCAAGTGCATGAGTTGCTCTTGTATGTCGTTAGCTTGTATAATCTTTCCCATAATTACCAAATTACTTTTGAAGGGTCAAAGGGTTTAGGTGCATTTTTTAGTACTGGTTTTTCAACTCTTAGTATCCAGTTAGCTACTGCATGAGTTACTGATTTCATTTTGTTTTTACCTACCATCCAATTATTTGATGAATAGTAGTTAAAGAATTTCTCAGCCTCTTTTAGAGCAAAGTCTTTAGTCCATTCTGTATCAGTCTTAGAAATAAAAATAGATTGGATATTCTCTATACTATTATTTATTACATTTACATTAACATTTACATTAACAGCTTCGTTTGCTTCGGTTTGCTTAGTGATTGAAGCATTTGCTTCGTTTTGCTTCATTTTGCTTCGTCTTGCTTCGCCACTTTTAATGCCTCCTAATTTGCCTGATTCTGAACGCTTTGGCTTTATTTCAGTTTCCCACTTTTCCAAATCTCTTTTTAATTGTTGTTTGATTGGTTCAAATGTAAGCTCAATAATTAGATCATCAGTAATCGGATTCTGGTCATTGACATAGCGTAAAATATGTTTAAATAAATCCCCTGCCTTATCGTTTGGCATCTTCTCAATTGTATGTATCAAATCTGTATACAGTACAAAACTTTTTTTACCTACTGCCATTTTTTTCAAAATAAAATATTACTGGGTTAAATGTTGGTTCAATTTGATTGAACTTAAAAAGTATTTTTAAATCGGTGCTTTTATCTAATGCAGAATCAATCCTATTTTCAATAGATTTTCTCCAATCTTCAATTAAAAATGTCCCTTTACATGAATTACAAGTTGGACATGATGGATTTAAATTTTCAAAATCATTTTTACCTTTTCTTGATTTTGGTATAATGTGATCAATATGAAAAGTATCTTGGTTTAATCTACAACCACAATACGCACATTTACCATCATACTTGAGAAAAACTCTTTCTCTTTTAGTAGCTGAAATACATTTAGACATAAAATATAAGAGCCGACCAACTAAGAACTTCGCAAGGGTGTATGCAAACCCAGTCCTTAATCAATCGGCAATATTTTATTATCGTGTAATACATACTTTGGCTGCGAAACCGATACAAACTTAACTAATTAAGTTGCAGGGTTTTTCACTTCTTTTGCACATAGCTTTTAGAAAGTTCCTTACTTGCCTTGTTAGGTTTAAGTGAATACTCCATGTACTTTCCAGCCGTTCCAAACTTAGTTTTAAAGTGCTTAACCTCTCCAGTAATGTTGCAGCCTAAGTTCCTAAATTCGCTAACTCTTGCAGCTAATTTCATAGTTCCAGTTAACTTAAAAGCTTTCATCAAGTCAAGTTTGTGTCCTGAATTTAATAGGCTGAATATAGCAGCCTTTTGTGATTTTGGTTTCATGTTATCAAAAGTTGTTTTTTTTGTAAGTTTTGCTAATTTCATAGGGACTGATTATCCCCATGTAAAAGGTGTTTGTATTTGTTGAAAGTGTTTAAAAATGATTTTTGCTTAATATGTAGCATTGATTCTACAAAATCCCTAGAGTGTATTACAGTTGAATGGTCTTTGTGGCCAAATGCGTGACCGATTTCTGAGAGTGAACCTAACTGATTGTTCCAAGCTATATAGCGGCCAATATGTTTTACTTCAATAAGTTCTCGTTTTCTGCAAGTTCCTCTGATGTCTTCAAAGGTAAAACCGCTAATCTTGGCTAACTCGTATATCATCATTTCAATTTCGTTTAAATTGTCTTTGTCTTTTGCATCTTGTATGTAAATTGCCCATTCAGCAAGTACATTGAAATCGTACTTTTTGGCAAGTGTTTTTAAAAATGGGTTATCAAATTTCATGATCTAAAGTTTTGGATTAAATTGTTATAAAATTCATTCCTCATTTGGATTACTGGTTCGCCTCGTTCCAATAGTAAGTCGCTCCAGCCTTCCTCTTTTTTTACCTTAGTTATTATCATTCGTTTGTCGTAATCAACTGGGTAAGTTAGTCCATTGTCACTCATTCGGTTTGTCTCAAGTAAGTAAGCGCAAATGTGCCATTCAGGGCGGTCGTATAAAAACATATACATCTGAGCTTGATGGTACTGTTGGTCATCTATTCCTTCGTGTAAGTAATCTAACCAAGCTTCTAAACTCGTTGGACATTTAAAGTCCACTCCCCAATCATTTGCAATACAGTCAGCTGAGCCTCCGAACTCCATGTACATTTCAAATTGAGGTTGGTATTCTGCATCCTTGCAAAAGTGCTGTTGATAATACTCAAACGCTGAGCTTTCGGCTAAATGTCCATGTTCTGTTTGCCATGTTCCTTTCTCATCGTAGAACTTAAAGAACATTTGGTTAGCAAGTTGTTTAGCGTAGGTCCTTTGTCCTTTTTCGGCTGATCTCTTAGGAAATAATACTGAGCATTTGCTACCGGTTATTAAACCGAATCTGTTATTATCAAACATTTTTAACCTCCAATTCTGTTTTATTAATTGCAAAATACAAGTTCTGAAGTTCATGTATATAATTTAACATACATAGTCTATGGCAAGAAGCATCACTATCCTCAGTAAAATATGCCCATCCTGATTCTTCATTTAAAAATTTATCTTTTTCAAGGTATTTAATTGAATGAATACCGCCATCAGGATTTTGAATAAAATAATAATTATCTTCTTTATTTAAAGTAAACCCAAACTTAATTAACCATTCTTCTGTTAGTGGGAGTGGATTACCATTATTTCTTTGTGCAAAATCAATACAAAAGCCATCATCAACTTGAATAATTACTTTTTGGCGATTATGGTTTTCTGCTTCTATCCAATTACCAATTCTTAATTCAGTTTTCTTAATAGTCCCAGTGTAGTTTTTATAATAGTCAGCCCAGTTATCTTCATCATTGTATTTAAATCCTTTATTACTAAAAAAACTATTAGTCAAGTCTGTAATTAATTTACTTTTTTGCATTGCTTCCATTTCTTTGGCTTGTTCTAAGTCAACACCATTTTCAGCTAAACCTCTTTTTATTCCTAATGGTATTTCATTTAATAGCCATTCTACTGCTGTTTGTCCCATTTTATTTAAGTAGTTGATTAAGTTCTGATTTGTAAATAGTTGAAATTGTGTATTTATCTAATGCCCTTTTTACTTCCTCTTTTTTACCTTCATTAATTGCCTCTTTCATCTTATCAAAGATAATTTGTGTTAGCATTGGCTTTGAAGGTATTTTAATATCATTTGAGTGCGTATTATCTGCATCGTCAATAGTTCCAGTCGGCACTAAAAATGTGTACAACAAAGTGTATTTTAAAGCGTATGTAGTAGCTTTCCCTGCTGACTTGTCCTGAGAGTCAACTCCCTGACCATAACCAGCCAGCTCTATTGATTCACCTGATTCGTGACATAATAAATACTTGGTTGTAACTTCTGTAAAAACTGATTGTTTAACCTTATTCCCATATTGCGTTTGCTCCTCATAGCGTTCAATAGTTGTTTTTGGTTCAATTGAAATAGGTAGTAAAACAAGTCCGTTTTTTTGCATAGATAAACCAATTTTCTTTTTAACTTCTTTATCACTTACGCCTTTGTAACTTGCTGAACCAGTACCTACATTCATTGTTTTGTCAATTCCTTTGACTTCATCCATTACGGATAAGACTGCTTTAATTAAGTTTTTTGTTTCCATAGAATTTTAAGTTAGTAAATTGGTTAATTTCTTGATTGATTTTTTCTAAGTTATTGTTTTTTATTTGCCAGTTTTCAAGTGCCTGAGCCATTTGTGAGTAGTTTTCTTCAGTTTCATACTTTTCTACAAATTTCCTTGCCTGATTGTAAGTTTTCCAAGCCTCTACAAGCTCTTCAGTTGCTTGAATTTGCCTTAATCTAATTACCAGTTTTTCGGGGTATTTAGATTTAATTGGTTTGGTCATAAGTAAAGTGGGTTAAGTAGTTGATTCTTTCCGATACTTGCCTGATAAGTAGATCAGCTTGGATTTTTTTGCAAATGTTTGAGTCTTCAATTGCTAATTGTCTAAGTTTGATTAGCCTTTGTAATCTGTTGATGAATAGTGTCATAGTTCAAATGAGTTTAAATTAGTTGATGTTGAGTTTGTAAATCCTTTTAGGTATTCTTCTTTAGCTTTTAGCTCTTCTTTTTTTAATGCGTGTTCTACTAACAATTTAAAAGCAGGCATTAAATTTGGATTGATTAATGAGTATTCGTTAACCTCATCTGCCAACCATTGTACTGGTGAATTAGTATCCATTGTTTAAAGGGTTTGAAGTGTTATAAAGTAGTTCTTTTAATTCTTGGGCTTGCTCAGTTTGGTTTTGCTGGTTTACTTTTTCCATCATTCTAAGTTCAGCAGCAAAGTTCCAAAGTCCTAAACTCTCAGCAAGTTCTAAACAAGTAGGAAAGTCTTTTTCTCCCATTGCATACCAATTTGTTATGGTATCTTCTGCGAATTCTTCTAAGGTCATAGTTCACCTCCTAACTTTTCAACTTCGTTTTCTAATGATTCTAAAATTGATACATCTGAATAAGTCATTGAACGCATCATCTGAACCATAATTCGCATGATTTCGTGGCTGGTTGCATCGTCTTCTAATTCCACTAAATGCTTAATTCCATAAGCTTCACAAGTGATTTTAATTTTGTCCATGTTATTGTTTGTTTAATTGTTCAAGTAATGAATCTGCAATTTGTATTGACCATATTGCAATTAAATCATTTGTACTATTTGTAAAATTTGAATTACTAAGCATACCTTGCATGGCTAACCCAGCAAAGTATTCTCTTTTGGTTAACCCCCATTGGAAAACTTCTTTAGATCCACAAGCAAATGCGCCTAAATCTCCGTTTCCTTTTGGGATAAAATTATTACTCTTCATATTATTTGGTTTTTAAAAAGTGATTAATTGCATCTGTTACAAGTTGGTCCTTTGTGTAGATTCCCTGGTAAGCGGTGCGTGATTGATTGATTTTGTCTTGATGAATTGAAATTTTACGAATCAATTCTTCTGAAAGTCTAAAACTTTGCATTCTTTTTTTCTCTGAGATCATAAATATAAAGATTAATTTGTGTAACTATAATTAAAATTGAGCCTACAAGCATAGGTAAAAAGAACTTGTAAGGTAGGTAAGCTGTTGACTGAAATAAGGCCAAAGCTAAAAGAATGTAAAGTAGTTTTTTCATGTTAGTAATTAAAATTAATTTTTTGATAAATGGCTATTTGTGGCATTCCATAATGACTGGTATTAACATATTTAAGCCAAGTAGTTACTGAGCTTACGCATCCACAACAATCCCATTCGTGTCCACAACGACTCCTATAACTATTTTTTCTGCAATACCTATCAAGTAGTTTGTAATTCTTCTTGTTTAATGGTAAATTGATACATCTAACAGATAAGTTAAAATCAATATCACCTTCTAAAGAAATCCATTTATTGTTTTTCATAATTAGTTATTTTTAAGTGGTTAATTGTAGAACGAAGATAGTACAATAGTTTACAATGGCAAACACCTGCTTACAAATTAGACAAAATAATTCCCTTACTTTTTGTAAAGTGCTATAAATCAGTAAGATTAATTTTTAAAAAATAAGTATCAGGCCTAAAATAATTGCTGAAGTTGTAGCAATTAGGCTAAGTTTTTGAAGTCGTTTAATTTTAATTTGAGATTCCCAGTTTTCTTTTTGTAGATTTTTGTTTTGTAAGTGGTATTGCTCGGCTATATCTCGGTAATTACCTACTTTTCTTTCAAGAATTTCAATCACTTCTTTTTGTGTGTGAGCAATGATGCTGTTACTTCTGTTCTGTTCCATGATAGATAGTATTTTTCGCATTTCCGAGTGAGTCAAAGTCTTGCAGTCCTGACTTGATGCTGTCAATGAGAAGGCTATCAGGAATAAGATAGATATAAATAATTTTTTCATTGGTTTTAATCTTGGTTTTGTAAATTAAAGAATCATATCTCTTGAGTATAGTATCAATTCTGAGGTTATCATTTAACCTATTTTGAATGGTTGTATCGCTTATCTGTTGAGCAGGTTTAAACTTATACCAGTTCGTGTAGAATAATCCAATACACAAAGCTAAAATGATAAATAAACTATTTCCTTTTCCCATTCTTAAGATATTCTCCACTTTTTTGTTTTTGATCCCATTCTTTTTGCACCTCTGCTATTAACTTTTTTCTTTTCAATTCGTGTTCTGCGATGGCTTTAATCTGTTCTGGTGTGGCCTTATACTTTAATAAACTTCTCATAATAATGTACTGAGTAAATAACTTACCCAAATGATGCACAAAATTAATATAATTATATCTTCTTTTTTTTGCTCGTTCACTTTATGACTAAAATTTGTTTGCGATTACCTGAAGTTTTATAAGAAATGTGAATCCATGAAAAATTATACTCATTGATAAGCTGGTCAAAATCTAAAGTTTTTGCAAGTTCAAATAACTTTTTATTCTCTGTTTTGGTACCAGTAGTGATGTCTATTGCTTGTCCTTTTACATGCTGGCTTAATGGACTTCCACCTACCAACTGATTTAAACTTTGACTTCTAAAAAATGAATTCACTTTAATTGGCTTTCCCCACATTTTTCTTAATGGTTCAAAACAATTTTCAGCAACTAATTTCATATTGGCTAATTCCTGTTCATTAGGCTGGTTACTTATTCCGTTTCTAATCGCAGTTGGTGATAAGGTAGCCTCATCATAACTTATATGTTCGCTAATCTTCATAATTTTCGTAATATATTTCAGTTAAAAATCCTTCAGTCAGAATCAACGCCATTCGCCTGATATTGTCTATTCTGTCTTTGTCTTCTCGGCTCTGCATAGAGTAGTCGTAATAATCGCAAACTCCCAAAGCAACTGAGCAAATGTGTATTATCTCCCCTCTTGTTTCAGCTGGTTCGTAGATAATTTCTTCATTTACTGTTTCCTCAGATAACTGTTCCATTGATTACCTCCTTTTGATAAACTTGTCCTTGATTAATTAAAATAAACCCATGCACCCAGTCATTAATCGGCATATAAGCAGGGGATAAATCGCAAAGACATCCACTTGAATAAGCATAGTAGTAAGGCTTTCCTAAAATCATTCCTGCATCTTTACTTTGTCGGTGAAAATGACCTATTATAAGTGGTCGGTTTATCTTTAATCTTGCTGTCCTTGCTGGGTTAATCCCTCCCGACTTCATTGGTAACTCGTGACCATGCAAAACTGCAATATCCCACATATAAGCCCACTGTAAATTGTCAAGCTGAATAATAGAAAGTTCATTAAGTCCAAGTATTTCAGCTAAGTTTATGTGCTCAATGTCTAAAAGTTCAGGAGCTTTTAACCGAATCCACTTATCAAATCTTAAATCATGATTCCCGTACTTGTAAATAATCAAAGCCTTTGGAAACATCTCCCGCAATCCTTTTAAAAAGACTTTAGCACAATCTAACTCGTACTTAACTGAATGCTTAGTTGTGTTGTTTTCGTGTTTAGAAATCAATGCAAAGTCTAATAAGTCACCATTTATGTAGATGGTATCTACCTCTTCTTTTAACCCGTACTCCAATGCAGCAAAAAGAGCCTTATCGTCATGGTATGGTAAGTGGATGTCACTAATAACTAATACTTTTTTTCTATCCTTTGGTAAATAATATGGTTCTACTTTTTCAGATTCTCCTTTAGGTAACTCATCTTTAAGTTTAGCTAAGTAATCTATATGGTCTTTTGCAAATGCTCTATTTTTATCACCATCTGAACCTCTGTAATATCTTATAATTCTTCTTATTGCTTCTGAACTTTTGAATTGTGCAGGATTATGCGCATAAATCTTTTTAGCTAAAGTATGGGTTGCAGTATTTGGGAAATCTTTTAAGTATTGTAAAATTAGGGTATTTGGTTTTTTCATATATAAAGGCTAATAAATAACAAGCTCATTAAGGTAGTAACAATTGGAAAAGCTAAAGTCTTAACAATTAAAAATGCGACTATGTTATACTGAATAAACTTTGCTAAGTGCCACATATCCCAGAACATCGGGAAGTATTGAAAGAACAAAGGCTTGAGCATCTCGCTGCGTTGCCTTGAAAAGAATCTACCTAACTTATAGTAAGCATCGTGATGAGCTATTGAATCTCTAATCGCATCTAACCATACATATAGTAGTAATAAAATCATTCACTCTTATTTTTGATTAACTTTTTTAAAGCTCCTTTTAAGTCATCGGGAATAACCAATAAGCATAAACCAACAACTCCAATAGTAATAGGGTAGTAAATATCAATTTGTGTTTTCGGCTCATACAATAAAGGATAACCTATTAAGAATAGCGAATAAAAGAAACATACAAACCCACAAATCGTTGTAATAGGATGGTTTAGAATTGAGATATTTTCTTTTATTTTTTTAACCATTTCTTAAACATTTGGGATAGTTGCCAAAGTGAAATAATAACCGATAAAGTAAACGAAAGAAACTGAACTACGGGTAGCCAATGCGTCATAAAACCTATAAAAGCCAAAGCCCAGCTAACTATATTAAGTTCTAAAATTTTTGAATCCATTATAAAGCGTTAACAGCGGTTATATAATTTTGAATAGTTGTATTAAATGTAGCGGCTTCAGTAGTAAAATCACCACCAATAAAAACCATTTTTATCTGTGTTGTTCCATAAGATGCCCCATTCCATAATACATACCAATTAGTTGTATCTGTTGTAACCCAAGCAGCAGGGTTTGGTGTAAGACCTGTTGAAGTTCCATTAACAAAAGAAGCAATTGTTCTTACTGGTCCAGCCGTTTCTGTTCTATTTAAATGAACAAATGAATTATTACTATAAGTAGATACAATTGATGAACCAGCAATTTGAGATGAACCACCAACATTTCTTATTCGTGAGTTAGAATTTTGTGTACTCAAAACTGCTGAACTTACTCCTGGTACTATACCAACAAAACATCCCATTGATGCTCCAGTTGAATTAAAATTTCCACCTACTGGTATATGTTGTAAATTTAAATTTATTCCTTGATTACTACCATTTCCAGTAAAACCTGATTTAGGAGTAATACTTGGTAAACTACTACCTTGAACAGTCCCATAATTAGCTGAAGGATTTTTCCAATTGATACGAGCGAATGCTCCAGTTGAATCTGTTATGTTATTAGCGAACATGTAGAACGCATCCAACTTAGACCAGATACCAGCAGTCTTTAAATCAATTATTAACTGATTTTGTAAAGTTTGCTCAGCTCCACTTGGTCTTGTAAATCCACTCCCAGCAGTTAAAATAGCTTGATACTCGGCAGAAAATCCGCCAAGTGTACTGCCATTTCCAGCTATAACTGTACCTAATCCTAAACTAATCATTAGCCCATTATATTGTAACCGTAACCAATAACAGAACCGCTTGAAGGTGTAATGTTTGCAATCGGGTCACCATTAAAAGCAGGAATTAACATACCTTGTTTTAAAGTTTTACCGCTCAATCCGTACTGAGTTAGTAGGTTTTGTCCGTTTACAGTTGACAAAGTAGTCAAAACGCAATCAGCATTTACTACTATTACATAAAATGTATTTCCAGTTGAGGCTGAATCAATGAATTTACACCCATTCCCGCCTAACATTCTTTGCTCTAATACCATATCTTAATATATATTTTTTATTTTTTATTTTAATTTGTTGGAACTAAGCAGCTATCGTAAGGGTTAGCAATGTTTAAAGTAAAATTACAAACCCATCCAGCTACTTCATCCCCGTAACTATCTTTTATTGGTGTACAAGAAATATTTTCCTGCATTTCAAAGTAGCTTCCGTAATAAGTTGACTGCTTAATTTTAGCAATCACATCAGAGATTATTTGCAGCGTATCAGATAGTACGTCCCTTTCATTACTTAAGTCTTTTAATACGATGTCTATTGCAGTTAATTGCAAGTTTAAACTGAATACCTTACTCCCAAAATTAGAAGGTCTTACATCTCCCCAAAGCAAAGGATAAGATAAGGGCGCACTCGCTCCCAAATCTGCAACATCGCAAAAAGTAAAATTTCCATTTAGTAGAGCGTTACTTGTTGCTATCTCTTGTAATAGGTTGACTATCTTGTTTAGGCTGGTTTGCATTTAAATAGATTCTTAGTTTTTCTAAATTCGCTTTATTTTTACTTCCTTTTTTTCTCATAGTTTTATGTTCTTCGTCTAAAATTACCTTGATATTTAACGCTTGGTGGTACTAAATCCCAGTCAATGTCAGGACCTAAATACATTCCGTTCTGGTAGTTGTTATCATTAGGGTAAATAGTATCAATATTTGCATTAATTTGTGTCAAATATAGCGGATAAGTAGAAGTATTCGCCAATAAAAAGTTGCTCAATCTCTCTGCATACCACTCAGCTCGGTTCTTTGTGTAGTCAAGTAAGTATCTTAGGTCCTCCATTGAAGCCTGATTACTAAATTCAGAATTCTTAGTAGCTATGTTTTTGTTCTGAAATTTAAAACTCAACGGCAAAATTGACTCATAAATGCAGTACTTAACTAAAGTAGGAGTAATATAAGTATCTAATAAGGTTACATTTGCTGCGCTTACTGTGTTACTTGATACCTGAGTAACCAATTGATTGTAAAGCGAAGTCCCTAAAATAGGAAGTAAGTAAATATTTTGCGCCTCTTTGATAGTTGGCACTAATAATTTCGGATCAACGTTTTCGCTGATTATAGTTTCCTGCTTGAGGGTTTCCTCTGATATAAATAATACTGTTGCCATTACTTCTTTTTAACTAAAATTGATGCCCATTGATGTCTGCAATATGGTAAGTGAATATCGGTACCAGGTTTAGTGTACCAACCTCCACGTTTTGTCCAAACATTTCTTCCAACTCTACCTGAAATTTTATTAATCTCATCTCTTGTATAGAGTTTATTCAAGTTTAATAAAGCCTTACAGAATGCTCTATTCTTTGAATCATTTGGACCTTGATACTTGTATCTAACCTCGTACTTTTTTAACTCGTCTGCAATCTTTCCAATCGCTGATTGAGTTGGTAAAATATTTATGACGTTCCAAGCTCCTTCCGTCAAGGTCAAAACTTTTTTAACTTTTAAAGATTTGATTAACTCGTCTAATTTACCTTCACTTATTTCTAAGTTTACTGCTAAATCTTTCTTTGAAATTAATGGGTCTTTTTTAACTTGACTAATTAACTTCTTTTCTTCTTCAGTTAAAGACTCAATCGCAAAAGCTAATTCGTGTAGTTCCTGCTCGTTAAATTCTAAATGTGATTCAAAAGAATAGTGGTCCTCAAATACTTCTAATTTTCTGCTTTCAAACTCTAAATAGTCTTCAGCGTTCACTCCGTACTCTGCGAAAACTTCTATTTCTGAATCATCTGAAAATGCTTGAGGTGTTACTGGTGTTGGCTCTTCAAGTTTTGGTAAGCCTGCCATCTCTCTTAACTCGTTTTTAGTCGCAATCTGAATCAAAGTTTGTTCTGTAAATTCAGGACTGAATGGTTCTAAAGGCTGAACTTCGTAAGGCTGATTAATTCCGTTTAAACCAATAATGTAATTAAATAACTCTTCAAAGTGTTGCTGATCAGGTTTGATTTCGTTTTGTTCAAATAACTTGAAAGCATCTACCATCTCATTTCTACCACCTAATTGACCTTCAACACGAATACCCATAAAAATAGGAGAGGTAACACGATGAGCAACGAATATTTCTTGTTGGATAGTGTCGTTTAGTATGTCAAATTGTTTGTCTAATTCGCTCGGTTGTAGATTAATTACATTAGGGGCTTTATCACTTCCATCAGAGAAGTTTATTATCCACCTTCCTGCGTTATCGGTGCTGCCATGTTTGTTATTAATTCTGCGAACTAATGCTCTTTGCTCCTCGTCAGTCGGGATTCCGTTGTTAAAGTTTAAAATCCCACCAAAGAAAAAGTTATTTTGAAGGTTTGCTCTGTGAAAATTTGCTACCTCTACATCACTTTCAATATACGGAATAGCTCCGATATAATCAGGTAAAGGATAAGTATTTAAATTCGGTCTGTATTCTCTATAGTAAAGAATCTGTACACCTTCTCTCTTTTCAGGATTGAAAGCGTCAAACTCGGTTACTTTTGGTCTGTAGTCGCTCCAATCATCAGCGTAGTAAAACGAAGTATTATCTACATTAGAACGAATTTTAGCGAAGTCCATGTGGTAAACTTGCGCCACTTTACCACTTAACTTACTCCATACAATCTGAAGTGCATAGCCTCCGTATAATCTCTTATCAAGTACAGTCTTATTGAATATATCGCTTAATGTTTCAAACGTATTAGGACGTACTAAAAACGCCTGAGCCTTTATTGCCTGTTCAGTTACTAAACCTTTTTTGATTTTCAATCCACGTCCGTAAGTGTATTTCTGTTTAGCCGTTAAAATAGCATTGTGTTTAGCTGACCTATTAAATAGATTAACTAAGTACTGAGGGTAGTTATTATCCTCGCCATAGTTTACGTAGTCCTTATTCTTGTCCTTGTCAAAAACTGGAACTGTATAAGTGCTAACTGGTTCGTTATAAAAAACAAATTTGCTTTTACTGTCTGTCATAAGTTATTATTTCAATATCAGGGCTGTAAGTAGTTACCGAAAGTTCGTTAAATCCGTACAAAATTTTACCACGTTCCAAAAGTTGTTCAGTTGCGCTCGGCTCAGGATTACTTTCAAATCTTGTATAAA